AATGGTTGAAGAAAAATAATCGTTCTGTTATTGTGGTATTTGAGGGCCGTGACACCGCAGGTAAAGGTTCAACTATTAAGAAATTTACCGAACATTTAAACCCAAGATTTTATAAAGTAGTTGCCAAAGGTGTCCCAACACCAGAAGAAAGAAAAAATTGGTTCGACCGTTATAGAAATGAAATTGAACCTGGTAAAATTATTTTCTTTGATAGAAGTTGGTATAACCGTGGTATTGTGGAACCTGTGATGGGTTATTCTTCTTATGAAGAATATGAATCTTTTATGGCTCAAGTTAAAAGTTTTGAACAAGAATTAGTTTCCGCTGGTAACTTTCTAATTAAATTTTGGTTATCGGTGACGAAAGAGACTCAAGCAAGAAGATTCCAAATGAGACAAACTTCACCGTTAGCTTATTGGAAATACAGTCCAAATGATGCTAAAGCACAAGAAATGTGGGACCAATATACTAAATATAAAAACCGTGTCTTAAAGTTGACCTCAACACCTTATGCACCATGGATTGTAATTGATTCAAACGATAAACGTATTTCAGGTTTAAATGCAATGCGATATGTTTTAAATCAAGTCCCTTATGAAGGAAAAAATGAATCAATGATAGGTGAACCTTACCCTGAAGTATTAACAAAAATTAATTAAAGTTAGGAAAAACTTCTCCAATCAGACCTTCTACGATGTCTTCTATTTCTTAAATGAGGTGGTAAGATAAAATAAAACGGTTTCATATCCATTTTAATCAATATAGAATCAAAGGTGCCGTCAGCGAACCAACCCTCCTCATTTGGTAGTACGGTATAAAGTTGTAAATCTGGTGGTGTTAAAGGTTGTACAGTAACTAAATCCAAACCAATTGTTTGTGCTGTAATTCTTCTAGCAATCGGAAGAGCAATGTGTTCAAAATCAGGTTCATGGTTTAAAATATTACCACCTATTCGACCCCATCTATTGATAGCTTCAGTTAAATTATTTTGGTTATAAAATACTTGATTATCATTTAGGTCTCTGATAATTTGTTGGTCAATTTCGTTTCTTATTTGTTCACTTAATAAGTTGGTCAATTCAGTTTCCACATTAATACCATGAAAAGCTTGTAAATCTTGTGTCATTTCAGGTGTCCAAACGGCTCTAATTCTACGTGGTTCACTGAGCACACGTATACTTTCTACACTAATGGTAATTAGTTTATTAGTGGGTGATTTAAAATCAAAAAAAGGTACAAACTTTTTAATCATAAAGTCATTGTACTATAATATCTGTTATCTATGACTTTAATAGCGTATCTTGAGGTGATATTAATGTTGGGTGAGAAATTATCAACTACAGCGACATCTGTTGATATTATATAAGGGGCCCACAGATAACCAGGATTAATAAAAGGTTGACCTTTACTCCCAAGTATAATACACCACTTAGGACCACCCCTCAAAAAATCGTGAGTTCTAATATCTTTCTGAATTACCATATTAAATAAATATTACTCAACTTCTATGGAAATTGTACACTTAGGACAAGGATAATCAATATTAAAACGTTTATCTTTTACGATTTTGGTTCCATTACAACAGTCATAATTTTTAACATCCGTTTTCTTTGGGTAAGATTGTTGTTCATATAGACATTTTAGATTTTCATCAAGGATATAAGCATATCTATGTTTTTGAGTTCGATTAATCCAAACACCCATTTTATCTTTGGTCGGCCCTCTTGGGTTAACTTTCCAATCACCGTTTTCATTAAAGTGAAAAAAGTCTGATTTTTTATCGGTCAGACCATAGTATTTAAAATTACAAACTTGGTAAATACTACCATTGTGTCGACTGTCGTCAGCCAATGTTATAACTGCCTTAATACCTTCTTTTCGTAACAATCTGATACTATTACCCAAAAGATAAGAAGTTGCATTGGTACCGTTTAAATCAGGTAATACACAAAGTCTGCTAAGTTCCAAGACAGTTTGGTCAGAGTTCGGTAGACCGAACCAACCTTTTAACGCAACATTACCTTGTGGGTTGGAGAATGTTGTGACACCCATTAATTCATTACTTTCTTTGTGGTATAAACCATAAGAAAATTTGGCAAAAAATTTGGCGTCACCTAAATAGTGATAGGTTTTAACAAAATCATACGCAACTTTTTTATCAATCAATTTAATCGTAAAAATTGCATTCGCCTTTACTTCTCTGGTAATAAACTTTATAATATTATTCATATAATAATTTTAAACATTTTTATAACAAAAAACAATATGGAAAAAAATAATTTTAAATGGCCTCAGAACGTAGAACCACTAAGAACAAATAGATGGGTTCTAAACATAGGTAAAGTACCTAGTTATCTAGTAAGAAATGTTGATATAGAAAGTTTTGTCGAAGAAGATAAAACCTACACCAAATTAAGTTTCTCATTAATGAATGTTGTTGGCTACAATGTAGTACCTGATGATATTATTACACTTAAAAAAATTAAATTAGAGTTTTTAGACCCAACAGGTATTGTTGTTAATGGTTATGATATGCGGGTTGAGTTTGATAAAATGAGTTTCAAGTGTGATTACGGTGATGGTGGAATACTGACCCACAATTTTGTTTTCTACGTTAAAAATTTGAACCAGCTTTATAACAATGTTGGTGAAGAATCGGAAAAAGAAATTGTTGAAAACTACAAAAAGAATAAGAAAAAAGAAAAGGAGAGTGTTTAACTCTCCTTTTTGTTATGATTGAACTTCTTGTTCAGATAAAACTTCAACTTTAGTCTCAATTTCATCCCAAACAGAGATTAACTCACTTGCGTACAACGCTTCTTTCCCAGTCCACCCTCCAAGTATGGCTCCACGATATAAATTTTCAGGAACCACCGAGTTGTTGTAACCCGCTACCTGAGTTGTAATCACGTTAACTTTTGGGTTGACCTCTTTACGGTATTGTTCTACCATTTTAAGAACGTCAACATAGTTACCACCTTTTTCACTATAAACATCGTTTCGATTGATATCTCTACCAAACAATCCCCCATGCCCCGCCTGCATGTCAGAGTAGATAAAGATAGTATCATAGTGAACTTTCTTATCGATTGCTTCACGTAGAAACAACCAAATACCGTGTTCACAAGATTGTCCTTGTAATTTACCCCTTCTACAAGTTTCTTCCAATTGACTGATGATACCGTCTCTCTTAGAAACAGGCTTCAAACTCAATCTTTCACCAAAGACACCAACATAACCTTCATCAGAACACATTGCTGTGATGATAGAAGATAAGTTTGCTATTTCAGCGATGTGAGTACTTCCATATTCAGAAGTCATTTGACCCCAAGAAGAACCTGAGTTGTCAGAAAGACAAGCCACTTTACCTTTTAACTTAGGGAAGTTTGCGATAGAGGTATCCAAACACTCTTGTAAAGTGTCAAGAATCATACCTTTGTGGTTGATGGTAATCTTGTCGATTTCCTTATACGCGGTGTAGTAACGGAATGGGAATTGCTTACCATAAAGTACACCACCTTTAAGGTCAGCCATCACTTTTTTAGCCAACTCGGTATCATTCACTTCAGTGAAAATACCACGAAGGTTTCTTAAAAGAGCCATGTGTGGAACCTTAATTGTGTTTAAGATTTCCTTCCAAGTCTTACCTTGAGACTTAAGTGATTCCCATGTTTGTTCCGTTTCAGAAACAGCCACGTCACCTTTTTTCATCAATTCGTCAATCACTTCTGAATGAGCGTGAGAGATACGAACCAAGTCAATTAAAGACTTTGATTTGTACTTATGGATTTGGTATCTTCCAAAAGTAGCTAACTTCTCTGCCCAAGTACGTTTTACGATTGATGGTAGATTATTCTTGGAACCCTTTAAGAACATGTAGTAATCAAATTGGTTGGTGATGTCGTCAGGACGACCAACGATTTCCATACCAATTTTCTTCATGAAACCTGGGTTGGCCTCATTGAACTCAACACGTTTTGGGTGTTGTGATGCTCTAATGAAGATAACCGCTGGGTTAAGTCTCATAAACATTTCATGACGAAGTTTAACCGCAAACTCAAGAGTTGCTTTGAAGTCATAGTCCAATGCGGCATCAATAGCTTTAGTAAAAACATTGGTAGTTGTCTCACTTGGGTCAGTATACATATTCAAAATGTCATGTCTTTTCAAAGTTGACAAGTTTGACGGTTTATCGTGAGAACCTCTGTAATAAGAAGGTTCACCAAAGATAGACGATGCTGCCACGATACGAAGAGTATCAAGTGGGTTTAAGGTATAAGAAATACCG